TTGCGCGTCATCGCTTCCGATGTAAGTAATCGTAAATCTCCCGCCGCCAACGGTAGGGGACTGCGCGATTACCATCATTTGCACACCGACCCCACTTGCGTATCTCTGAAGAGACGCGGATGCGGTCATCAACTGTTCTTCCCCCGCCGCGTCCATATCAGCGAACGGGTAGTAAAGCAGGTAGTCGAGCAGATAGATCGGTTGCGTGCTGGCAGTTGCACCGCTACTCATCACAGATAGGCGATGCAGGTATTGCTTCTGACCGGAGGCCATGCGCGGAACGATGATCCCCTTGTCCGACTCAAGAACAGACGACACCAGTGGGCTTGCTGCGTAGTAGTTCGGGATCGGGTTTCCTGATGCGTAGGAATAGTCGTACCACTGGCCGGCGATGGTAGCGGTTGCAGCAGGCACCTTGCGGAACGTGCTGATCCACGAACGTCCTTCGTCAAACGACTGGCCGAGGGCACGAAAATTCTTGAACATCAGTCGGCAGAGATCGACAGTGCGCCGCCGGCAAACTGCGGTTGAATGCCGCTAGACACTGCAAGCGACGAGGACAGCGCGCCGGAAATCATCATGCTCACCGCACCGGAGGCCGTATCAACCACGGCGAAGTGCGTAATCGTGTTGGACCCACCGGAGCACGCACCGAATTGAACCAAGCTCGTGTTGGTGAACGGTGAGGATGTTCCGGTCCAGGCGCTCGATTTGGTCAGCGCAACACGCGCATAGCCCGTGTAGGTTGCTTCGTTGGCGAGCGATGCTGACTCGGTAGGGTCCGCAGTGAAGAGGGCGAGATACTGCGTAGCCCCGGCACGATAGGACGGATCGGTGCCACGCAGGAACATATCGAGCGCGGCGGTTTCGGTGGTGTTTGACATGGACATGGGAATGGCTCCTTATGGTGTTACGACTTCATCCCCAACCGTTACCGGAGATGGGGCAATGATTGACTCGACCTTTCCGGTCACGGAATATTCTGCTTCGACTTCCCACACACCCGTGTCCCATGTAAGGTCTTCGGTGGTGGTCGCGGCAATCTCGATGGTGATTGCCTTGAGTGCGTCGTCGGCATCCGCCACGATCAGGTTCAGCGGGGTGTCGCTCGCCTCAGTGGAAAGCAGCGTCGTGCCGCCCACCCTGTCCTTGATCTTGACGCGGATAGTCTGGTTTGCGAGGCTCTTGGGCGTGTTGTACTTGAAGAAACCACCCGAGGTATAAGCCGACCAGTCGCGCCCGCTGTCATCGACCGGGTTCCACCCGTTGAACTCGATGGTGTTGGCGTCGATCACCGTGGCTTCGTGGTAGTCCTTCGTGCGCGGCTTGTCCGGGTTCTCAGCGTTGATCTGCTTCATGCCCTGCACGGAAGTGACGTAGCCACGCCAGCCATCCGGACAACCATGAGACGTTACCGTGAGGCGAGGAAAGCCAGTCGCTAGGCTTATCGCAGTAATCGGCTTCGAGACAACCGGAGTCGTTTCCCACCGGATAACCAATGACAGAGTTTTGCCCCGGACGATATTCAGTGTTTGCTTAGATGCCATCGGATTGCTCCCCGTCGCCACTCAGGGCGTTGATCTGCTTCGGCCCGACGACGCGGGTGATTGCCACGGGCCATTTCTCGGCGATGCCGTGCCCATTGACCGTCAAGCGTGGCGCGCCTGATGCAAAAGAGATACCTGTGATGGCTTTGAAAACGAACGGCTTCTTTCCCCACCGCAGCGTGTCGGAGAAGGTCTTGACTTGAATGATTTTCAATCTTCCCATCATCGTTTCCGATCTTGACCGTTTCCGCCCATGCCATTCATGGTTTCGATGCGCGTCAGCCTTTCCGAAACCGACTGCATGTCCCTGTGCTTAGACTCATTCAGTTGCTCCACCCTGGCGGATGTTTCCGATAACTGCTTGGCAATGAAATCGAATTTCACGGAAAGGTCGCGTGTCGTCGCCCAACTTGACGCAAGCGCCGTGACAACACTAATAATCAACGCCGTGATTAGTGATCGAACGTCCAATTTCGCACCGCTTTCCCCAAACTCTGCAACGCGCGTTGCCGAGATCACAAACGGCAGATGGTCAGGAAGGTGCTGTAGCAAGTTCGACCAGTGCGCCATCATTTATCCTTCCGCGACTTGATGTGGTCCGCCCACTCGTAATTTCCGTCTTCGTCTTCCATCACGTCCGGAATCAGGTAATTGAACACGAACACGGCAATAACAGACAGGATTGCGGCGCCGATGAATACGATCACGACCCACATGAACGCCGCCAGATTGGTATGGAAGATGATGAAATCGAGCATGGTCAGCCTTTCGGGTTTCGCCAAGTGAGAGCTTCGCGCTCAAGATATTCTTCTGTCAGAACCGGCAAGTCAGGGTGGGCAATACCGTTGTCGAGTCGACCAGGTTGCTGCGCAGCATCCCTGTATCCGCTTCCGTCAGCCCCGACGGTCGATGCGTCTCCACTTTTGCTTTGCAATCCAACGCGCCTGGACGTGGCGAATGTTGCCCAGATGTTGAACACGAGCAGAGTAAGCAGGCCAACAAACTGCACGATTTGATCGTCAGAAAGCGGTATGGCATAGCCGTAACTCCGCGCGATGGCGGCAGCAGAAACCAGCAAGACGGCCAGCGCATTGGCGAGACTCTGGCGGTTTTTCCAAGTCTCAGGGTTGATGACTTCCTCTCCCGCCTTGATGACACGAAGGAAATCAGGGAGCGCGAACAGCCTACCGATTGCGTTCATTGATTTCCCTCCTGATGCGATCTTCCTCGCGCTGCGCCTCGATGATCTCGCGCGGAGTCAAGGCAATGCCATGCTCGCGCATGAACTGGATGCGCGCCTGATAGGCTCGTTGATGATGGCGATTGATCGCCTTAAGTTGCGGGGTCATACCGAATCCGCCGCGCGCTGCATGCGCCGTGCGATGCGCCGCGCCCATCCACGCCCGAAGTTCGGCCAGGTTGAAAGGCTCGCCATAAAGGCAAGGCGCTCTGACAGGTAACGAAGCACGACGGTGCCTGATGGAAGGGACGCCAACTTGGCACGCGATACCGGGCCGAAGTGCCCATCATCGGCAACGCCGATGGCTGATTGCAGCTTACGAATGGCCGTTTGAATGCCGGAATTCACCGCGAAGTCGAAGACCTCAAGCCGCACCGCAAGGGAAGCCTGATCGCCAAGCGGCAACCAGAAATCACGGTAATAGATGGCCTTGGCCGTTCCGAGATCCAGATCCTTGATGTTCAGGGCAGGATATGTACGTTTGGTAATTCCAAACTTCGTTTCACCACCAGGATCGGCCGGATTGAAGACGTAGCCACCCTCTTCGCCGATCAGTTCGCGGAATGCGGCATTGAATGCGCGGTCCTGTTCTATCGTGGTCATTTCTTCCCCTTCGGTTCGAGTGCCAGTTCGGACAGAATGAAGGCCAAAACTGCCAGGTAAATGGTCAGTTCTAGCCAGTGCATGAAGTCGAGATAGCTCACTGCGGCACCTTGTAGCTGGCAATCATCATCCTAGCCGTCGTAATGGCGATGATGGCGGCCTGCTTCTGCTCTGGCGTCATATTGGAGTCCTTGACGACATCGACAACGACGGCGAATACGGCCTCACTCATTTGCTTGATGTCACCGATCTCGGTAGCGGTCGAACAAACAGCCAGGGCAACTGGCTCAATTTCACCCAAGCGCGCCTTTGTATCGGCGGGAATGTCAGGAGACACTTGCAGGCCGGCGAGCGTGCCGAGGATGACCGGGCAGGCTTGCTCCTTGATTTGCTCAACAGATGGCTGGTTTCCCGTTGTTGCGCAGCCGGAAACAAGTGCGATGATGCACGCCGCAATGATTGCAATGAGGAACATGAAAACTGGCGAATACACACGATAGCGACTCATTTCTTCTTCCTTTTCCAGTGACAACAATCATTTCCAACAAGAATTTGTGCAAGTTGCGATTCAATGCGCTTAACAATGGTATTTATCACAACGAGCATTCCGACAATGTTTCGCTTGCGCTTCTTCACTTAGTCACCCTCCAGCGAGTAAAGGCAATCAACAAAATCGAACCAGTCGTAGTCAATCTCTGAATCAGCGATTTCTTCTTCCTTGTCTTCTGGCTTCGCTTCTTCGGTCATTTTTGAACCTCAAGAGTTACCGAAACGCCACGATCTTCGCAGTCTTCGAGTTTGGCGAGAAGCAGGCCAAAAGCGTGCTGTGATGGAATGACGCCAGCGCGACCGCGCACTCCACCCAAAACGACATCGCACTCAGCAGAAGGGCCGATCCATCCAAGGCCAATTGCATCGGCGAGAGTTCGTCCATGAATATGGGCGTATTGCGTGCTGACCGGATAGTGTCCAGTTGGTAGATTCGGGCGTCCATTTCCGGCTCCTGCAAAGCAGATGAAGACGTTATCTGCATAGAGTTTGTTGGATCTCAATGAGAGTTTCATGGATTGTCTTTCGGTCCCTCTTAACGATAGCCGATGTCGTAATACTGTTCAGCGCCAAAAGTCTCATCAATCGCGGAACTTGGCGGTCCAAACTCTCCAGCGAAGCGTTCTTCATGCTGCGCGGCCTTTTTTGGATCAAACGTATCCGCATCCTGCTTCAGATACCCAAGGTGCAGCATCCAGTCGAGTAGGGCGCGGTGAAATCGTTTTGCAATCTCTGGCTCATCTTCGTCATTCACCATCTCGTCTTTTGGCGTGCGGATGACCGTCATGCGGATGGTGTCTGCGGAAGAAGAAGGGGGCCACAATGCGACTTTTCCGGTATTCCAGTCAGGAACAAAAACCATTGGAACACTGGCAGTTGCAGATTCCCAATTAGGAACCTCTTCGTCCATCGACCTTGATACTTTCGGGCAAAGCGTCCTCCCAACAGAAGCCAGGATAGCGCGGCGGATGTAGATGATGGACTCATCAATATCAAAGTACGAATCGCCGGCTGACAGGGAGACTTGGGCAAGGTCGCTTGTTGAATCCACAATCAAATTGGCCCTGCGGCACGCCTCATCAACAGCATCATTGGCGTACCCGTCTATCTCTTTGTCTTTCCACAGGGGCGGTTTTGCCGTGTCTCCAGTGGTATAGCGAAACAGGTCACGTAGTTCTGAAAGATTCATGCTGCGGCCTCTTCTTTGTGAATTGCGGCCATGAACACTTCGTCCGGGTCAATGAACTTCTGACATAGAGAAGCCCCCGTTTCCTTGTCTTCAGGGCAATGGTCCCGGTTGTTGTGAAGTCGATGGCACGGATAACACGACACGCCCATTGCTGACAACGCAACGGTGTTCTTCCAGTGCTTCGTCAGGTTTTCGTGAGACGAATGCGAAAGCAGACATACCTTGCGGTTATCCTCAAACGCTACGGCATTCAACACGCCTGTTTCGCAGCCGATTACCACGTCAGCGTATTTCGCAAGGGTAAGCGAATCCCTGATCTCGTCTTCTCCAGACAGGCAGACGACGCGAGGTTCTTCTGTCCATCCAGCTTCGAGGATCTTGCAAGCAATATCCCCACACAGGAAAATCCGGCAGTTCGGCACTTCCAGCAGAATGCGGGCGATTACAGCATCCTGGTGCGGGTAGAACTTGTGGACCGAAGACCCTGACAGGGCAAACACGAAATTTGTCCCGCCTGACAACAGCCGGCCTTTGGCCTTGCTTGTCTCTTCCGCAGTCGGGTAGAACCTCATATCGCTTGAATACGTTACCCCTGCAAGCTCTGACGCAAACTCCAGATAATTCACGTTGAGATACCGATTGCGCATTTCATGCGGCCAGTAGAAATTGGCTCTGCCAGCCATTGCCAACAGACTGCCCTCGACCGACTCGCACAGATTCACGGATTTGTCGAAACGCTTGGAAACGGCTTTCCAAAACAGCCCAAGCTCGGGGTTAGGAACTTGGTCATGGTCCTGAATGAACCATGCGTCGATATGAGGATCGTTCTTGATGATCGCCTGACACGCGGGCGTCGTCATTACCGTGACGTGATACCCCTGGCGCTTGAGCGCAGGAAGCACATTGGCCGATTGAAGAATGTCGCCAAACCCACCATAACGAACGACGCAGGCGGTTTTCTTCGGTCGCTTGTACAGAATCCAAGGATGCACGAATCTTCCGTCATCGCGCTTCTTGAACACGTACAAACCAACACCGTCATCGCTTTCGCTGCGCACGACAAGATCCCATCCATCTGATTTCTTGTCGTCTCGCTTTGCAGAGCGCATGGCATCGGTAACGTCAAGCCCTTCGCCGGGAATGTTCAGGACGAGATACCCACCAACCTTGATGCAACGCCACCAATCCGCCAAGGCCGTGATAGCGCCTTCGTATTGGTCGCAGTAAATTGCATCGACGCTGGCGTCCTCGACAACCAGAGACAGATCAAGCGGGTCTTCGACTCGAATATCCGGCCTTGTGTCTTTGCCCGGAACATCTACACAGAGAAAGTGCGGGAACGCCTTATTCCCGATGCCAAGGACTATGCCACGGGTGAACTCAACGACTTCATACTTGATGTTCGGCGAAGACAACCTGATCTCCTTCAGAGCGATTATTGATTCTGAAGTATCCGCCAACCCCTCTTAACCAGTGGCCCACTCCGGCAAAGAGCGGTAGAAGTAATGCCCGCCGTTGCGGTCGATTAGCGGCTCAAGGCCGTGTTGAACAGCAAGCGTTTTAAGGGACTTGCGCGAGAACAGTGAGATGTGTCCATTCCGTGGAGCGGCGTACCACCAGCCGCCAATATCCTGCCCGTCCGAGACGTTTGTACTAGCTAGTATCAGCCCTTCGTCATCAAGATAAGATGCAAGGTGCCGCATGAGGCGTTGAGGGTCCGGAACATGCTCGAACACTTCAAACACAGTTATCAGATTGAACTTGCCTGCCGGAGCTTCAAAATGGACAAACGGGTCGTAAGCGGTCGAATCAAATCCGGCTTTCAGCAGCTTCTCGGTCAATCGTCCGTCTCCACTGCCGAAATCCAAATGGCGAATTTTCTTGCGAGCGAACGAGTAGGAATAGATCAGGTTCTTCGCCTGTCGGTCTGCCCTTTCGCCTTTGTACTCCGGGTCGAACAGGATGTAGTCATCGTTGTAGATATGCTCACGAAACCACTCTGGCGGTTTGTTGCACATATCCGGGGCATGACAGAATCCGCAGGACGCACAAAGGAAATAGGCGACGAGATCGCCGCCTTGGTTTCCTTCGCATGACTTCTGCATCGGTATGTCGACGTGATGACGAGACTCGCCACCACAAACCGGGCAGATCATTCGCTAGTGCCGCCGCTCAGAATTGCTTCGACCTGCGAATCAACGTCACTGGCAACCACCTTGCGGGGACGGCCAGGACGTTTCTTTTCGGGTTCGGGCTCACAAGTCATTTCGTTGCCTGCCCCGTTGAACAGGAGCCCATCCTGCTCGTATGCCGCTCCGTCGTCACTGCCGTAGATAATGCCGAAGTCGCGGCTTCGATCAAGTGTGCGCATCAGCACTCGCCTGGGCAGCTTTCAAACACGGAATCAGACTTGGTTCCGCCGAGACGACCGAGCGAATTTGTTGCGTCGGGCTGGCAGTCCATGCCCATCGCGTCAAAGCCGGCCATGCCGGTGGAGACGCCCTTGTTGGACATTGCGCCTGGCTGTTCCATGTTGCCGGTCTTGTTCAGTTTGGCGAGGTCAGCGGTGTATTGGCTCATTGTGAAACTCCTTGTCGGGGGATGGTGTTGTTGAGTACGGAAAGTTTGCTACTGTCCCTCATAAGTGAGTCTATTTGACGTGCGCCCACCGCTCTCCGGTATTGATCCGGCTGATCGCCATCTGTTGAACCCCAAACACAGCAGCAATCCTATGTTGAGGAATGTTTGCAGCCAGCATCACGCGGATTTGCCTTACCTGGTCGTCAGTCAATTTTGCCTGTGCATTCTTAGCACCAGCTAAGTGACGGTTCTTGGTCTTCATGTCCTGAAGGTTTTCCTTGGCCGTCCCAAGGAACAGATGGTCAGGATTGCAGCAGCGAGGCGTATCGCAGGTGTGGCACACCTGAATGCCTTCCGGTATCAGCCCCTTGTAAAGCAGGTAGGCGATTCGGTGCGAATACTCTTGCTTGCGCTGCCTGGGCAATTTCATCTGCCCGTAGCCCTTCCCCGCGACGGAAGCAGTCCAAATCCAGCAGGCACCAGACTTGTCCAGCTTGGCTTCAAAGCGGGCGATAAATTCTTGATCGAACATAAAAATACTCCGGTTGTTTAGGCCGGAGTATTGTACCACACAACTTCAGGTATTACTAGGCCGCAGAATCCCACTTCACCACCCGCGCTTGCGCTGCGGAGTTGTGTACTAGGCCATACCCTCCTAAGTAATACCAAGCAATACCACGCGACCGGCCGTAGTCAGTCGGAATCTTGCCCCGAATCTCTTCCATCACCGCAATGCCTTCCGCGACGGTGTCGGCGCCGAAGAAGAAAGCCCAATTGGACTTGGCGTTAGTCCAGGACGCCTTGGCGATGTTGTTCTGCTCGACAAACCGGGTGTTCTCGTAGCGACCGACCTCACCGTTGGCAATCAGGCCGAAACCTTCCGACGTGTATTGCTTGATGGTTTCCAGGTCGTTCTTGAACTGACGCCAGGTGGTCGGGTGCGCGATGGCGAAG